ACTCTTAGGTATAAACGCAAGGATTGTATCGCCAACTATGTAATGTCCGTTAGCGTCTGTTTCACCTTCCTTACATATACCAGTTCTAAGCAAATGCTCCTTTGGTACTATCTGCCAACCACCCTTTTGAAGTAATACATTCCCAGTCTTTATGGAAAGGTTTTTAAACTCATTCCTCAAAAAGCGATAGGCATAGTTCGGGTCTTTTTTGTTCAGATAGAATATATCTATCTTCCCATCATAGTCCCGTATGATTTCGGCAGTATACTCGCCGTCTGTTACAGTTGTCTTTTTAACATCAACAACCGTAGTATCTTTAGGAACGTCTTTTACGTTTTCCATATTACCCCCTTGCCTTTATTGCAGCAATCATTGCTGCTTTAGACTCATTCTCCGTATAAAGTCGGTTAGTCTTAGGATTAACCATATCCTTATACGTTACTACCGCTACTTGTTCTTGGTCAGGAGTTAGCGTTATCTCCTTTTCTTTTTGCTGTTTGTTTCGTCTTTCAGGAGCACCACCTGCATCCAAGTTCAAATCATTTGTCCTGTCAACGTGTGTATTCGTATGCCCTAATATCTGCTTTGCCCTTTCTTCCGCAATACTTAATCCCCTCGGATTAGCTGCGTATGCTTCAGTATATAATTCAGTGGTGAGCTTAAAAAGCGGGTCATTAGCATCGTGACTTTGGTGTGTATTTGCCCACTCTGGGTGACGCTTTAATACATCTTCAGCATCAGCCTTCCTTTGCTCCATCACATTACTTTTCTGTTGTTTCTCCTCTATCCTAACAACGGCATCTGATACTGCGTGTTCGTGATTGCGACGCTGTTGGTATTTAAGGGCTTCGGCTTCGGTAATCTTATTCTCCGATACTTGGGCAAGTAAACTCTCGTCAGTATGCCATTTCTTTTCCTTGCCATCCTTATCAAGTATCTCAACAAATTCCTGCTGAATGGTGGCTTTTGGCTTTGGTGTTGCCTGTTCTAATTCAGCAACACGAACCTCCAACGCCTCTTTTTCCTCCCGGGCCTTTCTTGTTTCTTCCTTAGCCGTTTCTTTCTCCCAATTCATCTTGCTTATTCGTTTCTCAACACGGGAACTATGACGTTCTTTAAGCTCCCCTATTTCTTTTCTATCATCTTCAGTCCTGTCCACTTCTGGCTTACCATTAAGTTCCTTAAAGCGAACATTATCTTTCTGTTCTTCTTCCGTGAGGTTCTTTACCTCTTGCGTGTTTTCTGGCATTTTAGTCTATCTCCTTTATGCTGGTTTTTCCATACAAACTAAATCCCCGCCACTACGCCCTATAGTCTTTCTCATTCTTGGGTCATCAGGCGGGTCACATACCTTATAACCCCTTGCTTTCTTCTCAGCCACTTTCTCAAAATGGCAATAAACCTTAACTTTATCAGTTTTCTTTGCCACCTTTTCCGGCTCTACCTTCTTTTTTGCCTTTACCACCTTTATCACCTCCTATGTGCCTAATTTAACCTTTTCTCTTTTAACTGTTCCCATACCAACACTGCCCATAATACCCATTTCGCTATTGAGATCCTTAGACCCAGTAGCTTGCTCGGTTCTAATCATGGGCTGGGCAAGTAGGGCATTCTTTTTACCCTTGTGCTTCATTCTTGCTAGTGGTGACATTACTTCCTCCCTTTCTTACCCTTTTTCTTTCTTCCCTTACATGGCATTGTTACCTCCTTAAATAAAAACCCCACAAGGAGATTGAAGTTCTCCAAGTGGGGTCACAGTTTTTTTTGGACTACCCTTAAATTACAGCTTTACCGACTTTTCACTAGTAAGATTCATGTTTGCTACACTTCCCTCTTTAAAATTCAATCTAAAACTTCTATTACCAGTGAACCTATTTTCTTTAAGCTTACTCAATTCATAACGGATTGATTCTATATACTTCTCTGTTTGTTCATCAAGCTTTATCATATCTTCGCTTTCCACCATCCACTATTTTCCATAAGTCTTTTTCTGTCAAACCTAATCTCTCTAAATCCCACGGTTTATACATTATTATTGTAGGGTTTATTTTTGGAAGATTATCTCCCGTATCGTTACAAAGTTCTTTTAAGGCAATTAAAGCATTTTTGGGCATTACAGCCTTCCAATATCTTTCTCTATATTAAGCACTTCCTGAACACCTGCATACTTTCCACCAAACCACTCCCTCTTCTTACAACCCTGGGTATGGTAAGTGCTATCAGCGTTGTGCAACACCTGTAAGACCTCCTGTTTGAGGTCCTCCCATTCCAGGCTGTTGAAGAAAACTTTGAGGCGACGGTGGCGTTCCTCCACCTGCTTGTCCTTGAACACTAGGCAATCCTCCTAATACCGTTTGTTGGGTTATTAGTTCCTTTAACATTTGAACATGTTTCTGTATATGCTCCAATATCCTCTTTCTTACATCCTCTGGCACAGTTGGGTCGGTAGCCATACCACTATGAATCCTGATATGCTGAATGTGGTCTTCCTCTGACTCTGGCTCACCTTGGTCACCCTGCAAGAACCTGGCATTCTCTTCCTCTGGTGTTTGTACTTTCTCACCCCTTGACGGTGGCAAGAAGTTAGAAACTCCTGCCTCATCAAACTTATCAAGCAACCACTTAGTAAGTGCGTGTAAAGCTTGAATGCCTGCTTGTGTCTGCGGTGCAAAAAACGGGTTAGTAACAAGCACTTGATAAATACCCAATGCTTTCTGAACCTCTAAGGTCTTATTGGCATTAAGCACATTGCCAGTAAGCTCAAAGTCAGGAATACTCTTTAAAGCAAAGTCAGTAATATTGATTGGCTCAAACTTCCAGGGGTTATTACGGTCCTCACCTGCTATCCTCATAAACTTATTGGGTGGCATATTGGCCTGGTAGAGCAGGAACCAACGCTTAAAGATGTCCTGCAATGTTTTGTTCTTCCTCTTAATGATGAGGTTAAGCCTTACATTACCCTGTGCGACTACAAGTTCAGCCTTCTTCGCAGGTGCTGAAGGGTCAATCTGTGACTCTATACCTGCAGAGTAATCCGATATACCAAACAGTAATTGTGCGAAATTCCTCACCTGTTCCATCATATAAATTAATGATTGGTCTGGTGGCGATAACTTTATCTCCCTCACACTATTAGGGTCAGCAGTAGGATACATATACCCTGCCTGCAACTTCAGCTTCTCATCCCTCATATTTCCCATAGGGGTAAAAAAGATAATAGGGCTGTTAGACTGAATAGTCCCAAGCATATATTGATTGTGCAAGGAATCAAAGGACTTCTGTATTCCATCCATAAACTCCATAACACCAATACCCTGTTTCCTACCCTCGTCATCTGGCAGGAACTCATCTAACCCGATAGGTCGCATCTTTAAAGGAAATCTGTTTTTACGAAGCGAACATAGAGTTTCAGAGTTCAACTCAATAATAGCAATAAACTCATCTTCAAGTTCTCTCAACTCGTCAGTATCTTGTCCGTCAAGGTCATCTTCCTTCATTGCCTTAATGCGAAGCCTACCATAAAACTCAACATACATCTTCTCTGTCGGGGCAAGAGGAATTGTATCACCCATTTTATCTATTGTCTTATTATCCGTTCCCTCTTGGTCAGTAATACCTTTTGCACCCAAAGCGTAAATATCATCAAACGCATTCGGATAAAACTTTCCCTCTAACTCTGCCCGATTGACATTATCGGCATTCATTCTAAGCCGTCGCATATCCCAATCATTGGGTCTACCCGCCACAGCAGTCCTGGGTCTGATATAATCCTTACGGCTAAAGACCTCTAACTTCGGGCCATTGTATAACAGCTTTTCAAGTTCTCTCTCTTGCGTTATAACCTCATTAGTATCAGGGTCAAGTAATGGCTCACCTGGCGTTAAGGGATTCATCACAGGCTCTATCTTTATCTCCGTTCCGTATTCCTTAACCCAATGCACCATATATGGGGCTTCGCCATTCTTCCCAGATGCGTGAAACAGCTTATCACAGTTCTCAAACAAATCCATTTCATTAATCATAGACCAATTGCCAAAGGTTTCTAACTTCCTCACCTTTGGTATATCCCCTGCCTCGGTAGGTAACACCCTCATAGGGTTCTTAGGTGTGAAGAACACATTCATTTCATTTGCGTGGATAACCTCTAAGGTAACAGTAGATAGTGGTGAGCGATAGTTCGGGGCATCATCAGTTTCGCCAGGTCTTGTATCTCGCTCCATGCGGTATATCTCATCATAGCGGTCAATATCATCTTCTAAGTCGTCATGCTTCTTTTTCGCATCAAGATAAAAGCCTTTAATCTTATGTGCGATACGCTCTCGCTCTAATGGGTCAAGCCTGATTAAGGTTTTCTTATTCCGCTTCTTGGTGCTTGCGAGAAACTCTTTTTCGTTTATCTCGTTGATTTCCCGTGCCTCTGGTGCAGGGTTATTCAAGTTCTGTTCAAAGAGGTTCTCTGGCATAATATACGCTCCATCATTTCCGTTATGGGGTCAATAAGATAAACATTTACATAGTCCATCCACTTTCTCCTCCAAGTTATTGAACACCATAGGTATAATTTACATCTGCCTATACACAATTCCATAATCCCTTGTTCTATGGGTCTATCTTCAAGGAGTTTCTTGTCATCAATATAAATTGCACCCTCTTTTAACTTACGCCTAAACTCACTTTTAGACTTGCCTAATAATTGACAGAATATATCTTCTATTGTTGCACTTTCAGAAACCTTCACTACTTCCGCAAGGGAGAAATGCCTCTGTAAATCCCTCTTAAAGGGTATACTTGCTTTTTTAGCCTGCAAGATATAATCTTTTGTATAGAAGATAGAGGTATTAACTGGCATTTAACTTTTCCCCCTCAACCTATTAATTATATTCCCAGGCATATGAATACTCACTCGCTTCATATCTCTCTTTACCCTGTCCTTAGCGATAAGCTCGGTAAGGTCATAATCTATCTGTTTGATGACATGAGCCAATGTCGGGATATGTTCGCTATGTCGGGTGATTTCAATACTCTTGGTTTCCTTGTTATACTCTGCTTTTATGATTAGGTCTTTGTTGTCGCCATTGTCAGTCATCGTTTACCACCAATCCAATTATATCTCCCTCACGAACTAACACGAGATTATCCTGTCCACCTGTTTCGTGAAACTCAGTTCCCACGTAGCGACCGACCATGACCGCATCGCCCACCTTAACACTCTTTATCTTCACAAACTCATTAATCCTCATTAAACCAATAAGGGCTTCATCATCACCCTTGCAGGCTTCTCTGGTTAATGACTTGATTATATCGTCCGCATTCTCAAGTATCTGCTTGTCGCCAAAGGTCAGGTCTGGCACGTGGATAATATCTGCCAGGTCGGTAGTCCGTTCCTTGACGCTATCGGGTAACTCAATACTTCCTATCTTGGTTCCTATCTTGCGACGCTTGCAGAGTATTCTATCTCCGAAGGGGATTATCTTTGGCATACTAAATTCCTCCAAATAGTTTTTTGCCTATTCTTGGATAACAAACTTTTAACCATTGCTCAAAACCTATCATAAAAATTGGGAAACAGATAGCAAAAAGTAATATCAAGATTACTTTAGGCATCCTGCCTCCTTTTCAGTAACTTTTGATAATTTTATATATGATATGTCATTTCTATTTGTTGGAAACACTTCTTTCAAATGTGCCTCTATAGCATTAAAAACTAAGCGACTATCAATATTCTTTAATATAGATTTATTTGCCTCTATTTCAAACACTTTCTTAGGCATAGTTTTTATGCTCCTTTCAACAGTTTATTATCTTTCAAGACCTGATATAAACCTTGAGATAATCGGTCAACCATATCTTCTTTAAGCTTTTGATTATTGTAAACATCATCTACACAGTGTAGCAATTCATGCATAAAACATTCTTCTATCTTTTGTTGGTCATATGGTTCGCCCTCGTTATCAAAAAAAGCTATTCTGATTATTGCTTGTCTATGTTTTGCAACCGCTGAATATTTATTCTCTCCCCTATCTAAGGTTCGTTTTCTTTCTATTTTATATTTAATCCCACCAACTTTAAGAACTTTTGGTATTTCCATCTACCCTCCTTTAGGGTTAGTACCTCTTACCCTTTTTCCTCTTTCTTCTCTTTCCCACGATTCACCTCATTATAGAAATCCAGCACACCATTGATATATCCCATTTCGCTTTCATCACGCTCCCGGCACAACTTATCTCGTATCTCTTGGAGTTTGGTTTTGGGTTCGACTACTGTCATAAGTACACCTCTTCCCCGTCTTTAATCCCCTCATATTGCAAAACCTCAAAGTCAACCTCTTCGCTTATCCACTTCTCTAAATCCTGTCTGCCGTCATCATACTTTAAGACCTTAACCCAGATGACCTTGCCATCAATGACTTCAAGTATCTTCACAGGTCTTGTTTGCTTTGTATCGAGGTTGTAGGCTTTGAATTTAAGTTCTCGCATTATACGCCAACCAATGCACCATACTGCTGTGGTTTCATATCACCTATCTGCCCCATATAGTAAGCATACTCACTCATCATTAAAGAATCTCCCATATCGGGACTTGTTACTCCTCTTGCTCGCATATCATCCTTTGTTTCTATTTGGAAACGCCCTAAGCCGTCTGGCTTCTTAACCTTAATAGAACACAACTGGGATTTAAGTTTCTCATATATATCTTGGGGTAGTTTGCTAAAGTCATACATACCCTTTTCAAGTTTCTTTGCCACTACCCAATAAAACTGTGTACGTAGGTTCTTGAACTTAGAAGCCTCCATAGCCCTTTGAGTATACCCACCACGAAACCCATAGTAACCTATTCTCTTTGCTTCCAGTAAATCCCCGACACCTTCCCCTACACCGTCCTCGTCTATAACGATTGAATCAGATTTCGTTATCTCGTATTTATGTTGTACATGAGTAGTAACTAATGGAACAGGAATATTCTGAAACTCTTTTATCTCACTAAGCGTATGACCATAACGATAAAGAATGTCAGTAAAGTTACTCCCATGCTTGGTTGCTATATCTGCTGATACTATTCGCCTATTGTCTTCTTCAAGCTCATTAAGTTTATTCTGTCGGGCATTAGCCACCCACTTAATCTTTATGAGTGCATCTTCGATGTTAGCAAAGGCATCCCAGTCGCCATCTAAGTAAGCCCTAAGCAAATCAGGCTCATAGGCAAAAGCATTCCGTAAGGTCTGTTTGTAATTATCTGGCAAATATGGGTTATCATCGGGAAGGGCAGGAATAAATATTGAGTTAGAACGATTACCTAAAACAAAATCTTCTTTAAGCCAACACTCGGCAGGATTAGCCGTATAGAGTTCTTTGTATGGAGGACGCTTACCCTCGTGCGTTAAGCGAAGTGTAGCTTGCAATACAGATAATTCCTTTCGCAATGTTTCTTCAGCCTGGTCAATAGCAAGGAAACAAAACTCAGCAGAATTAAACTTATTGATGTTTTGCTCGTCGTCAAGTCCACCGAACAATACCTTTGCCGTATCTTCAAACACAACCTCTATATCATGAGGCTTAATCGTACACTTTCCTTTTGGTATAATTTTCTTAAATGTTTCCATTGTGGTATCATTGAAGTCAACACCACGTTTACGTCCCATAAACCCCAACGGCAAAGGAAACTTAGACTTCTTGAGACCAAAGAACTCAATGAGTGAATATACCCATGTGGTAATCCAAATGCATAATAGATATGATTTACCTCCACCCTTAGCACCGCCAAACAATACCGATAAGTCCTCATTGTTTGTTAGGTAACGGTGTGCCTCTGTCTGTTTCTTTGTCAGGTTGAACTTTATTTCCGTCATTATATACTACGACTATTTTGGTTTGCGGTATTACATCATCAAGGTTTTCGTGTTGCAGTTCTTTAGGTAGAATACTAAGGAGTAACTTAAAGAAATCCTTTTTGTTATCTTCTTCCTTAATCCACTTTACAAGCTCCTCTACTCCGCCAATGCGTTCAAATGCTTCATAGAAAGCTTGCTTAATTTGACTTGCCTTATTCCGTACACCAGCAGGCATACCATCAGGGTTACCAGATACACCTGGAAGAAAACGACCTTTAGTATCCCTGATTTCCCCTGTCTTGCAGGTTTCCACCATATTATATAATTATCTCCTATGTGTAACTATATCTCAATAAAAAAAGGGCAGCCATTGTTTTCCCCTATTAGCACTTATATATCTATCTTACTTGTTTGCTGGGGTGTCTATCAGCTGCCCTTAGTAATCTCAGGCATTAAAATGGGAAAGATGGGATTTTTGCATACCCACAAGCTCTATGTCCACTGCACCATTTGATTTTATTCAATAAATGGTTTCACAGAACTATCGCTCCTGCCATTTCTGACAGGCCTCAGGACACCTCAATCACTTGACCGTTGGCTATCCTAATATCGTGCTTTTACCCGTGAACAGGTATATTCAGCCACTTTCCCATATCAAAGAACTAATCTTCAATAGGTATTACTTCAGTATCGCATCTGGTTTTGTTTTCGGGATACTCATATATTATGGGTATCCTCTCGTCGCCTCGCCGTTCAACTACACACCTGAACTCTCCGCCACCTATTAACAATCTGCGATATGCAAGTATCACTACCTGCTCGCCCTTCATTTGGGAAAGTCCTTGAGGCGATTCCAGCGTCTACATTCGTAATAGCCTATTACTGTCAAAAGAGCAATTATTATGTCTAATTGGGCTAAGTCTGCAAGCCGTCCTAAGCTGAAGATCTTGAAGTAGCCCTGGATTATTAGGTAATGCCAAAGGTATAAGAGGCTCATTTCGCCTTTCTTCCCCTAAAACAATGAGTATACCACACCTTATACTCCCTGTCAAGAAATTCGTCAAGAGCCTATTTAGTGGTATGTCCTAAGTATCATATTATCTATACTATTTATTTTAAACTATTCCTTGACAAGTTCCTATGATGTGATATACTTAGTATTGAAAGCGAGGTGATAGACAAATGAAAACAGCGATAGAGAAGTTAGACAGAAGTAAGCAATATAAATTAGCTTGTGGCCACAATAACGCAGCTATTCTTAATCTGTGGCCCTTTAAGACTTGGGTATGCTTAGACTGTGGATATAAGACTGAAAGAGTAGAGAAAGATATATAACCTTCTGATGAGCCTCTAAGGGGCGAAACCGCCACAAGGCGGTCAAGGTAACAGTTCATTGACAGGTTAGGCGAGCCAAGTAGCGAGGGGTAGCTGATTGTGAGTTGACTGGCAAGCCCAGTATCAGCGAGAAGTAGCGAAGATGGCTCAATAGGTGCAGAAATGGAGATTATAATGGAATATAACGAAACATATTCAAAGCATAGGCTTGTAGATATTATAAACATAAACGAAGCAGAAATCGCCGAGCTTAAAGACAAGCTGAAATATCTTGAAAATAGCATAGTACGGCACGCTTGCGGAG